CCACCATGCTGTTTTCTAGCTGGTAATAAATTGTAGCGATATCCGCCGTCGTTTTTATCGTTTGATAATTTATATGGATATAATGCGGAAACAACAGGATCAAACTCATCCTGATCTGTTAGGGGTACAAGTATTGAAACCCTAGCATTTGGAACACCTAACCCGTTATTTACTGAAATTCTACCGCAAACAACCCCATAATCAGCACATAATGATGTATAGGCATCTTGTTGTGTAAATTTTAAAGAAAGGATTTCCAATAGGTCAAAATCCTGTTTAAGCTCGACAACAACCTTTTTATCCGTCAGTAATTGAGTATTAATTCTGTGCTTCTGAATCATATTAACTATAAATAGAAACTCATCTGTTTTCCATTAAGAAAAAGATAAGCAAAAAATGTGTTAATATGTAGTCGTTCCTAAGGTTATAACTCTAATTTGTATATCTTTTTGTGGGAATCTAATTTGAAATATTTGATTTGACTTCATATATACTGTCATATTACTTTGAGAAATTTCTTTAGTGACAGCATCTTTGTAGCTTTGGCTAACCTGAGATGATGAATATTCTCCACCAATTTTATTATAAACCCTAACTTCAATAACGTTAACAACACCAGGAACATTATTTACTTCTTTCATTAATTCACCAACAAATAATGGATCTCCCATTTTTCTTTTATCAATCGAAAAATATGTTGTTGTGGCACCAATAACCTCTCTAAGAACTTCTGTCTGATTCTGATTCTTGTCCAAAAGTATGTCTATTTGTAATCCTAAGTCGATTACCTCACCACTTACAATATCAATGTAATCATTAATCATTCTAAATTCAGACAAATAAGAAACAATGTTTTGTTTTAAAGTATTAGATACCACATCTGTTAAATTACCATTTTCATCATATGATAATAGTTTGATTCTCACTTTATTATCTTCTTCCATCACATTTACTTTGGCTGGTGCTCCAAATGTTGATGGCATGGTTTCAATCATAGATTTATAATCATTTAATGTTACAGCTCTATTTTGAGCAGCAAAATTATAAGCTATCATTCCCCTAAGTTCTTCTAATACCGGTTGATCTGATCCACCAACAGCTGGCGTTATATTTGTGAGAACCAAAGATTGAAGAACTTGTTCGTTTACAACCTGATTTGGACCATTTATACTAAAATCAATGTTCTCTATGTTATTAATAACTCCAACCCCTAGATTACTTTCTTTACCCCCACCAATTCGATATTTGATAAACAATGTTGTGTCTTGTTTTGGTATTGCACCTAATGACATGTTATTCAAGTATGTGGACAAATTAACTTTTAAGTTATTTGTTATATAATTGTCTAAATTGTCTAATGGATCCACATTACCAGAACCGAAAGTTAAAAAGAAATAACCTTCTGGTGTATATTCTGTAATAAACTTGTTATTAACTTTAACATATTCGCCAGCTTTAAAATTCTTTTTATCAGAATTGGCTGTTTTACTAGGAACAAAAACTTTATCCTGTACTAGAGATTGTACTTCATACCATTTATTTTGTTCTGTAATGAATTCACTACTTGTTGGGTTACCAGCAAATGATGTACCTTCTTTATGGATAATTGTTGTAACACCAAGAACGTTTTTCTCTGGTAAAAATATTTTCATAAAAGGTTTTTGATCTCTTTGATTAATTGCTTTTCTGAATATTTTAGTAACTCCATTAACCACTGGTTCTCTCTTTGTAATAGTATATGAAATTAATTTATTGTTATTATCAAAGTTTGGAATTTTTAACCTATTTGTTTCACCCTTTTCATTAAATGGATTTGAAAAGTCAATATCAGAAATTGTTTCAAATATTTGACCTCCTCCAGAAACTTGGGCTCCAGCTCTTAAGATCCCCTCATATCTTTCATCGTCCTTATCACCCTTTGCTGGTACATTTATGCTGAAATCACATAATGCAACCGAAGGTCTAGATCCGGGAATTCTAATCCCGTAAGTTTTAGCTATATGAAATAAAGACTGCTTTTGTTGCGCAAAATCAAGCATAGTTTCTTGCCAAACTCTATCAATATGAAAATGAAGGTTATCTGCAATCGCAGCATTTAAATCCAACAATACTGAATATATGGACGCGTCATTAGTATTCTGAATTAAATCAGGGTAATACTCTTTTGTGAAGTTTACTAGGTCCTGTCTTAAACCAGCAAAGTCTCTATTGGTATATGCTATTTTTTTGCTCATATTAGATATTAATAATTACGAAGTCTGAACTAGAGAAAGCCCCGTTATTTGTTGTATAATCAATCCTTATTTTGGCTGTATATGGTTTTGAAGACGAATCACTAACTCTAAATAATCTAATGTCCTCATCTTCACTAATACTAGACTCTTCTGTGGGATCTAATTCCGGATTTGTTATTTTTATTGAGTTTATTTCTAAATTAGGGATGTAAGTTTTAATGCTTTCTCTAATCTCATCTTCAATACTATTATATGTGACTACATCATTCATATCAAATATGTAATCATACAATCTTGTTCCAAAATCAGGTAGAAAATATCTACTACCCTTTCTGGTCAATAATAAATGAATCAAGTTAGCACGAATTTCTTCGTCTCTTGTTAGGGTCATTCTAGCATAGTCACCTAGTGTACTATCTCTAAACGGAAAGTCTAATCCATACCTTGTAGCCATAACAATAAATATAAACAATACTAAAATGAATATAAATAAAAAATTCGCGACACTTTAATTTAAAAAATGTCGCGAAAATGCTATTAAGTCCAAAATATTGACGCGATAAACGCCGTTAAGTCACCTTATGACCCACATCCCTCACACTCAAACGGTGAGTCCGTTGGTCTTTCATTAGTCATTACAACTTCAGGTGTTTCCTCGCTTATTATCGATTTTTGAGTTGTTTGATATACTACCGATGGTAATTGAGTTTCTGTAGGCTTTGCTGCTGCAGTATCAATACCTAATCCTTTAATGGCATCAACCGCCGATCTAGTTCTTAAATAATACATACCAGTTTTTAATCCAAGTTTCCAACCAAATAAATGTGCAGCTAGTAACTTTGGTTTTGTTGCATTATCTATAAATAAATTTAACGATTGAGATTGATCGATAAACACACTTCTATTCGCAGCCATTTGTAAAATTCTCTTTTGAGACATTTCCCAAACAGTCTTATATACCTCTTTTATTTGTACAGGAATTTCTGGTATGTTTTGAATTGATCCATTTTCCATTATCAACTTTCTTTTAAGTTCTTCATTCCATAAACCTAAATTTAGAAGTTCGTTAACTAAATGTTTGTTCACAACGATAAACTCACCACCTAATGTTCTTCTTGAATACATATTAGTTGTAAATGGTTCAAAAGCTTCGTTATTACCAAGAATTTGTGCAGTTGATGCTGTAGGCATAGGAGCAATTAATAAAGAATTTCTAACACCATTGTTAACAACCTCTTTTCTTAATTTTTTCCAATCCCATCTACCAGATAAATCTTTATCTTTTAATCCCCACATTTCAAATTGGAACACACCTTTTTCAATTGGTGAACCAACAATAGATTCATAAGGGCCATATTCTTTTGCTAAATCATTTGATGATGTCATTGCTGCAAAATAAATTGTCTCAAATATATCTGTCTGTAAAACATCAGCGTCTTCACTTTCAAATGGTAACCCTAACATACAAAATACATCAGCTAATCCTTGAACACCCAAACCAATTGGTCTATGTTTAAAGTTAGAAGTTTTTGTTTCTTCTGTTGGGTAGAAATTTAAGTTAATAACATTATTTAAATTCTTCACAACTTGATATGTGTACTCATATAACATCTCATGACTAAACACACCATTGATAATATATTTTGGTAAAGCAATTGAAGCTAGATTACAAACCGCTTGTTCAGTTGGTGAACTATATTCAATAATCTCAGTACATAAATTAGATGATTTAATTGTACCTAGATTTTTTTGATTTGATTTATAGTTAGCCGGATCTTTATATAACATATAAGGTGTTCCGGTTTCTATTTGTGCAGTTAATATTGCATCCATTAACTTTCTAGCTTTAATAGTTTTTCTAGCCAAACCTTGTTGTTCGTAAGACTCATACAATCTAGTGAACGCTTTATCTTCTGGGCTATCATATACCTCGGATAAGCCAGGTGCTTCGTCTGGAGAAAATAATGACCAGTCACCATCTGATTCAACACGTTGCATAAATAAGTCTGGTGTCCACATAGCCAAGAATAAATCTCTTGCTCTCATTTCTTCTTTACCATGATTTTTTCTTAAATCAATAAATTCAAAAATGTCGGCGTGCCATGGTTCAAGGTATACCGCAAAAGAACCTTTACGTTTTCCTCCTTGATTAATCCAACGAGCAACTTCGTTATATGTTTTCATCATTGGTAATAAACCGTCAGACTGTCCGCCAGTTCCCTTAATATATGAACCTTTAGCTCTAACATCATGTACGTGTAATCCGATACCACCAGCCCATTTAGAAATCTTTGCAACGTCTTTAATAGTATCAAATAAACCATCAATATCGTCACCTTTATTCCCGATTAAAAAACAAGAAGACATTTGTGCTCTTTTAGTCCCCGCGTTAAATAATGTTGGTGTTGCATGAGTATAAAAATGTTGTGATAAATCGTCATAAATTCTAAGTGCCATTTGCAAATCACCACCACAAATACCCACAGCTACTCTCATATAAAGATACTGTGGTCTTTCAACAACTCTGTCTGCAATCTTTAATAGATATGATCTTTCCAGTGTCTTGAAACCAAAGTATTCAAAATCAAAATCCCTATTAAAAACAATAGCCCCATCAATTACTTCTTTATTTTCCATAACAAACTTGTAAACATTATCATCAATCAATGATGATTCCTTACCGGTTTTGGGTTCAATAAATGAATGCAATTCCTTAATTGCTTGAGAGAATTTCTTTGGTGTTGTTTTGTGTAAATTGGTAACCGCTAATCTTCCCGCCAATTTCGCATAATCTGGATGTGTGGTTACCATAGCTGCAGCGGTTTCTGCTGCTAGCACATCTAATTCAGTTGTTGATATCCCATCATAAATTCCTGAAGTAACTTTTAATGTTATGAATGTTGGATCAACATAATCCATATTCAAATCATCACAAATTGCACTAATTCTTTTAGTGATTTTGTCATATCTCATTTCTTCTAGCGTACCGTCTCTCTTTAATACTTTCATTTTTATCTTCTATTATTTTTTTTTAAAAATCAACATCACCAAATGCAGAATTTAAATCTTCTGACTCATTTGTTTTATTCACGCCGGCCTTTTGATATTCGGCAACTCTTTTTTCAAAAAAGTTTGTTTTACCCTGTAATGCAATGTTTTGCATAAAGTCAAATGGATTTTCTGAATTGTAAACTTTAGAACAACCTAAAGCAACTAACAATCTATCGGTAACAAATTCCAAGTATTGACTCATTAATTCAGAATTCATACCAATTAAACGGACTGGTAATGCTTCTAATATAAATTCCTTTTCAATCTCTAATGCACCGCATATAATCTCTTTAACCCTTTTTTCTGAAATTTTCTTTTCAATATGGTTATTAAATAAATGACAAGCATAATCACAATGCATACCTTCATCACGAGAAATTAATTCATTAGAAAAAGTTAAACCAGGCATTAACCCACGTTTTTTTAACCAGAAGATTGAACAAAAAGAACCAGAAAAGAAGATACCTTCAACAGCAGCAAAAGCTACTAGTCTATCAACAAAAGAATCCGAGTTAATCCATTTGATAGCCCAATCTGCTTTTTTCTTAATTGCTGGTATGGTTTCAATAGCATTAAATAAATTATTTTGTTCTTCTTTATCTTTGATGTATGAATCAATCAATAATGAATATGTTTCACTGTGGATGTTTTCCATCATCATTTGGAACGAGTAAAAAAACTTCGCTTCCGTATATTGAACTTCATTAACAAAATTCATTGCTAAATTTTCATTGACAATCCCGTCTGATGCAGCAAAGAAAGCTAATACGTGCTTTATGAAATGTTGTTCATCTGCATTTAGTTTATTCTCCCAATCATATACGTCTTGTCCAAGATCAATTTCTTCTGCCGTCCAAAAACATGCCTCCTGTTGTTTAAATAATCTCCATAAATCATCGTGCTGTATTGGGAAAAGGACAAAACGTCCTGGATTGTCCATTAAAATTTTTTCTGTCATGTTTGTTTAGTTTTTAATTGTTGTTGTTGTTTTCTGTAAGAAGTCTTGATAAACAGTACTGGTTCTGTTTCTCTTTTGTTCTTCTTTTTCTTCTTTATAACCAAGTAGGGTATTTTGATAATCTGTATCAATAGTTAAAAACTCGTTATTGAATTTACAATTATTAAAAATAACACCATCTTTACCAATTCTAGATTTTAACAACGTTAATGTTGCCAAATTTTGTTCTTTTTGTTCAATCGTTTTACCAATAGATAAGACAACGTGACCAATTTGAGCTTTCTTAATTGAACCACCCATTTGATCTGTTGTTACAACTTCACTCTTAATAGATTCTCTATTACCTTGTGTTGCTGTCCAAATAGCCACATCAAATTCAGATGTCATAGATTCTAATTGTCTCATGATTGCACCATCTCCTTTCCATTCTTCATTGTAATTCGTCTTTTCTGGGGTGATACAATCAACATAATCCAAAGTTACTAAATCTATTCTAAATCCATCAGCTTGAAGCTTTCTTAATTTAGATTTTATTTCAGAAATGGTAACAGAATCACTTGGTAACTTTAATAATCTAAGTTCACCTTTCGATTGTTTTCTTTTTTCAGCAACAATTTCTTCAATCTTATCAGCTTGTAGTGGTTGATCTTTTGGAGAAACGCCGGTCCAGATGGTAAAATGTTTTCTTTTAATATTATTAATATTATCTTCAAAAAAGATCTGAACAACATTATAACCATCATTGTATGCTTCATTGGAAAATTTGGTTAACAGTGTTGTTTTACCAGTACCTGTTGGCGCCAATACAACCCCTAATTCTCCTCTACCTAACCCACCATCTAGTAATCCATCAATACCCTTAATACCGGTTGGAATTGGTCTTCTATTGTCCGCTTGTAATGCCATTAAGACATTGTCAAACACGTCTTCAATCTCATGATCCATAACACCAACCTGAAGGGCATCTTGAATTATTTTCTCAATAGTATTATACTGTTCAAAGTCACCCCTTTTAGTAATTTCTTCAATTTTCTTAATTGCTTTCTTTACTACTTGTTGCTTACAAAATTTAATTGCCTTATCCTTAGTTCCGGGAACACTTCCTGGTTCTATAATATGGTTTTTAATGTTTGATAACATATCAAGATTTGACTTTCTATTAGTATCAGAAATACTTTCAGCCTTTATCTGTTCTTCGATCGCATTGTATTGTGGAACCGTCTTACCAAATGTTTCAAAATATTCTTTAATATTTTGAACAATGAATTTCATACCACTGTTGTCAAAATAATCAGGTTCGATAACCTCTATTATTGTTTCCGAAAACTTTCTGTCTTCAATGATCAGCTTAAGTAAAGATAACTGATAGTTAGCACCTAACTGGCCAAAATTTATGTCATTCATATGTATGTTATTTCAAATATTTTAAAAATTAAAGTTGATAATGAAGGTAAGTCGTTTCAGGGTTAGTGTGTGACAAAACTTCAGTTAAATCGGTCAAAATCTTTCTCAGTTTTGGCCTGATATCTACAGCATACCTTACCTTTGGATGGTAATGATGTGCTGGGAAAATTCTTTCAATAAATACCTCGTCACCATGTTTAAGTTGCAATAAAAAATACTGTTCATCGAGTTCTTTAGGGTCTTCCACAATCTCGCTATTCATAAAAAATCCTTGATTTTCGCATAGATAATCAGAACTTCTCATTTTTAAATCTTCTGAAATTTCCGCACAAATATATTTTACTTCTTCGTGTATATTCATTGATCTACGTGTCTTTGGATTGTAATCTCTGACATTGAAAAATCTTTGACAAATTATATTTCCGTCTAGCGTTAATAAAAACTCAAATTTGTTTGGGTCTTGCATGTTAGTGTTCATAAATTTCACTTTTTAATATTAAATTTTATTATTTTATTATTTTTTTCTTTTCTTGTTAATCTTAAGAATGGGTTTAAGAAATTTACCATCCCATCATCTGATTTAGGTATCAA